GCTGAACCCCGAGATGGCGGGCATTCTGCTCTTCGACCAGTGATTCACTGAGCGCGAGCGAAAGAGGGAGCGGCTTCGGTCGCTCCTTTTTTTTCGCCTTGCGCGTGCTACCGTGCGCGCCATGCCGATGACTAAAGGTTACGCAAAGGGCTCCGTCGAGAAGAACATCAAAACGGAGATGAAGGCTGGCAAGCCGGCGAAGCAAGCCGTCGCGATTGCGCTCTCGACTGCGCGCAAAGCGAAGAAAGGCAAGTGAGATGGCGCTCGTCTATCGCTGGCGAAAAGCCCACGGGCTTGAATACCGCAACGAGGCCCCGCACCTCGTCGAGAAGCGCCTCGCCGAAGGGTGGAGCACGAGCAAAGCCGTCGCCATTGCCGCGAAGACTGCCGTGCCCGTCGCCTCTGCTGCTGCGCTCTCGGACGACGTAGGCGACGACGCGCCGCCAACGCGCGACGAGCTCGAACGCAAGGCCGCAGAGCTGCGCATCAAGGTCGACAGGCGATGGAGCGACAAGACGCTAGCAGAGCGCATCGAAACGGCGCTGAAGGGCTAACATGGGCTACACGAAGCGGCAGTACATCGAGGCGGCGCTGACGGAGATCGGCCTCGCTGATTACGTTTTCAATTCGACGCCTCAAGACCTTCAGACGGCGCTGCGTCGCCTCGACGGCATGATGGCCGAATGGAACGAGCGCGGCATTCGCCTCGGGTATCCGCTGCCGCTCTCTCCGCAGCAGAGCGACCTCGACACGCAGACATCGGTGCCCGACCGCGCGAACGAAGCGATCGTGACGAACCTCGCGTGCCGCATTGCTCCGAGTTACGGAAAGCAGGTCTTGCCCGCGACGATGGCGACCGCACGCGGGAGCTACGGCACGATCCTAGTGCGCGCCGCGATGCCGAACGACCAGCAGTTCCCAGGCACGCTCCCCGCAGGCGCGGGAAACAAGCCGTGGAGCTGGCAGGGCGGGCCATTCCTGCGCGACCCCGTTGCGCCGCTGCTCGCCGGTAACGACGCGCCGATCGATTACGAATAAGGATTCGCCATGCCGACAATTAACCAGCTCGCCTCTCTGAATCAGCTTTCGGGCTCCGACCAAATCCCGGTGTACTCTGCAAGCAACGGAGACGCGCGCCGCGCGTCGGTTTCAACGCTGCTCTCGTACATCGAGCAGGCGTGGATGTCGCCAGCCTTCCAGCGCGTCACCGCGTCGCCCACGCTCGCAGGCTTCACTCTCGCGCTGCCGACGACGGCGAGCTCGCTCTTCGTGTTGCTCACGCCGACGGGCACGATGGCGACCGGCACCATCGTCCTGCCTGCCGCTGCAAGCGCCGCAGACGGCCAAGAAATCGTCCTGTACTCGTCGCAGGCGGTAACAGCCCTTTCGTTCACGCTGAACGGCGCAACAGCCCTTAACGGCGCACCATCGGGCATTCCTGCCGGCGGGTCGATCACGCTCCGATACGACGTGCTCTCGGTGGCGTGGTACGTCATCAGCAAGCCAGCGAGCGGCGGCGGCACCTTTACCAACGGCACCTTCACGCCAGTTTACAACGGCGCGGGCATCGTCGGCAGCGTCCAATTCCAAGCGACATACCAGATTACCGGCAACGTGGTCACGCTCGGGCTCGAAATCGTGGTCGGTGCTTTTTCGTCGTTCACCTTCACCCTTGCGACGGACTATTTCGACGGGATTCCTATTTTCATTCTGCCCGCATACGCAGGCGCCGTGGTTTCAGGCACGCCGATCGGCGATAACTTCTCTGCGATTTTTACCCGAGCACTAGGGACCGCCAGGATCACGTTCCTCAAGCCGGGGTCGCTGACCCTCGGCATACCAGCGTCGACGGCGATTCGGTTTACGGTTGCAACGTACCTATATTCCTAATTTAAGGTTTACTATGAGCTATTACACTCAGGCATTCGCCCCCGCTTACGGCCAGGGCGTCACCGTTGTCCCAGGCGTTGCGAGCGCGGTGCAGGCGCTTCCGAATAACTCGTCAGCCGTCGAGCTGACGAACCTCTCGTCGACGATTAGCTGCTCGGTGCGCTTCGGCGAAACAGCCACGCTCACGGCGACCCTCGGCGGTGATTACGTCCTCTTGCCAGGCATGAAGAGCGTCATCACGAAGCAACGCGGCTATCAGTTCTTCGCGTACATCGGCTCCGGCGCAGCCGGTAGCCTGCACGTTATTCCAGGCGAGGGGCTCTAATGGGACTCAAGGCAGTAGCAACCCTCGTCCCAGGCGGCGGCGCGCCAGTAGGCGGCAGCGGCACGCCCGGCACCCTTCCGATTTGGACCGCTCCGAGCACGCTCGGCAACTCCGCGATTGTGCAGGTTGCGGGCGCAATCGCCACCGTCACGCTGACCGCAGGCGGCGCGGGCTACACGAACGGCACCTACTCGCAGCAGGCGCTTACGGGCGGCACGGGCACGGGCGCAACGGCAAACATTGTGGTCGCCGGTGGTATCGTGACGGTTCTCGTCCTGATGAACCCCGGCACTGGCTACGCAGTGGGCAATACGCTCTCGTGCGGAACCATCGGCGCGGGCGCGGGCTTCGTTCTGACCGTCGCCACCATCGCGCAGATTGTAGCAGGCTCGGGCAACGTCACGGCGCTCGGGCGCATCGGGGCTGGGACGACAAACCCGATCGCGGGCCTCGACATCGCCGACGCCGCGTCGATTAACGGCTTTTCGCGGTTCTTCCCGGTTAGCACAATCAGCCCATCAACAGGGGTAATTAGTTACTCATCTTCATCCCAAATCCTTGCGATCGGGACACGCTCGGCTGATTATGACCTTTCGAGCGTCGGCACTGGTTTTTTCTACCCGATCAATATCTCGCCGGTTATCACTAATTTGTCAGGCAATTTTCAGGCGATTCAGTGTCGACCAATTCTAAAGTCAACATCTGGCACCGCGCAGGCACACGGTTGCCTCAGCCTCGTATTGAGAACTGCCGCGTCAGACCTCGCGACGATCAGCCATATTGGCTTCAACGCGCAGTTTACCCTCTCAACCGGAGCGTCCGCAGCGGCATCTTATTCGCAGTCGACGGTACGAGGAGCGGTCGCACTTCTGACTTTTAACGCTCCTGGAACGACGACCGAAGCGACAGGCTTTCGAGCGAACATTGCCGGCAACTCAACCCACGCGATTACGACCTCTCAAGGGTTTTGGCAGGAAGCCGCGACGTTTTCAGGCGGAACGACAGTCGCGAACTTTTATGGTTTCCGACTCGGCGTGCAGACCGTCACCGCACCGTCGACGATCACGAACGCATACGGATTGAGGCTCGAAGCCTTCGCGGGCACCGGCACGATCACGAACCGTTGGGGCATCTCGCAAGAGGACGCTCTGGCGAGCAACGTGCTCGCGGGCAAAACCGCAATGGGGCAGGCAGCCGCCACCGTTGCAACGGCGCAGGCCGATCTTGGTGCCTCGACGACAGCGGCGGCATCCCTGCGCATCCGCAGCGGAGTTGCACCGACGGCACCGAACGACGGCGATATTTGGTTCGACGGCACAAATATTTTTATGCGCGTCGGCGGCGTCACAAAAACCTTCACCCTTGTCTGAGATCAACATGTACGCAAAAATCCAACCCGTTTCCGTGGGCCTCCCGCCCGTGTCATGCGACGCGCTCCGAATCGCGAACGTAACCTGCAACGCGCTAGGCATCGACGGCCAAGCCACGATCCAGTGGTCTGTTACTGGCGACGCACCGGGCGCGTATCAGGGCGGATCGCTCTCCCTTGCCGGCGCAGCCTACGCCGCGTGGGGCACCGACGACGAGTACCTCTACACCTGGACCGCGCAGCAGCTCGGCCTCGTCATCGTCGAGATCGTCCCCGACGTTGCGCCAGCAGCTCCACCGAGCGACGTTCTGTGACCCCCGAACAAGCATTCAAGAACCTCGTCGTCGTCGCGCACCGCGCGCAGAAGGCCGGGCTCCTTGAGCTCGGCGAAGCGGTCGCCGTCGCCGAGTGCATCGAGACTCTCGGCAAGGCGCTCAACGCGCAGCCCGAGCCCCTCGAACCCGCCCCGGCGAACGAGTAACCGTAGCATGGCATCAATCCCGCTCCTCTCAGGCATCTACGCCACGACGACGCCTGACTTCCGCACGGCGTACCCGGTGAACATGGTGCCCGTGCCGATGGCGACGGGCATCTCGAACGCTTACCTCCGCCCCGGCGACGGCATCGTGAGCGACGGCACGGGTCCAGGCGCAGACCGCGGCGGCATCAATTGGAACGGCTCGCTCTACCGCGTGATGGGCACGCGGCTCGTGCGCATCGACCCTACGGGGCTCGTGCAGGATTTCGGCGACGTGGGCCCCGGTGGGCTCGTTACGTTTGACTATTCGTTCGACCGCCTCGCCATCGCGAGCGGCGGTCGGCTCTACTACCTCACCGGCTCTTTGCTTCAGCAAGTCGTCGATCCCGACCTCGGAACCGTCGTCGATTTCTGCTGGGTCGACGGCTACTTTATGACGACCGACGGGCAGTATATCGTCGTCACCGAGCTCAAGCAGCCGTTCGTCGTCCTGCCGCAGAAGTACGCATCGAGCGAAGCAGACCCCGATCCCGTCGTCGCGCTCGTGAAGACGCGAAACGAGGTCGCTGCGATTAACCGGAACACGATTGAGTTCTTCGACAACATAGGCGGCACCGGCTTCCCGTTCCAGCGCATCGAGGGCGCGCAGATTATGAAGGGCTGCGTCGGCACCTTCGCGTGCTGCGCGTACCAGGAGCAAATCGCCTTCCTCGGCGGCGGCAGAAACGAGGCCCCGGAAATCTTCGTCGGGCTGAACGCGCAGGCGAACAAGATTTCGACACGCGAAGTCGACCAGATTCTCGCGACCTACACCGAGGCGCAGCTCGCAGGCGTGAAGCTCGAAGCGCGCAACGACAGGGCGCACGCGCTGCTCTACGTGCATCTCCCGGACCGCACGCTCGTCTTCGATGGCAACGCTTCCAAGGCCCTCGGCTCGCTCGTCTGGTTCGTGCTCGTGAGCACGCTCCAGGGCTTCGCGCAGTACCGCGCGCGAAACTTCGTGTGGGCGTACGACCGATGGTGCGTCGGCGACCCTGCGAGCTCGTCGTTCGGCCACTGCGAGCAGACGACCTCGACGCATTGGGGCGAGTCCGTGCGCTGGGAGCTGACGACGCCGATCGCGTTCGCCGAAGGCAACGGCGTCATCTTCCACGAGCTCGAACTCGTTGCGCTCCCTGGCTCCGTGCCATTCGGCGAGAACCCGCTCATCTCGACGAGCTACAGCCTCGACGGCCTCTCGTGGTCGGTTGACCAAACGGTGCGCGTCGGGGCCTTCGGCTCTCGGCAGCATCGCATCGCGTGGCGTCGCCAAGGCTCGATGCGGCGCTTCCGCATCCAGCGCTTTCGCGGCGACTCGTCCGCGCATCTGCCGATCGCGAGCCTTGAAGCAACCCTCGAACCGCTGGCCTGGTGATGGCAGTCAAGCGCCTCGGCCTAACCCGTGACCAGCTCGCAAAGTTCCTCGTCGAGCACGAGCAGATTAAGCAATTTGAGCTGCTCTTCTCGACGGTCGACGAGATCAAGACGACGGGCCTTGATTCGGCAACCTTCGACGCAGGCTTGGCGCTCGCAGGCGTCAACAGGCTCGCAGGCTCGCAGCTTGCCCAAGACGCGGCGGCTGAAGCCTCGAACGCCCTAGCCATCGCCCAAGCTGCGCGGCGCGCGTTAAGCGGCCTTCCTGACCCCGCAATGGCCCCGCCCGTCGCACCCGCGAAGCGCGTCGGCGTCGGGACGTTCGCCTCGCTCGTGACTCAGATCGCGCTCCTCCCAAACGTAGCCTACCCGATCGACCTCGACGTGGTTGACATCGAGCGCGGCATCTGGCGCGACCCGGTGAACACGTCGCGGGTCTACGTCGCCGACGGCGGCATCTTCAACTTTCAGTTTTCGGCGCAGCTCGACAACACGTCGGGCAGCGCGCATCGCATCTGGCTGTGGCCTCGCATCTCAGGCGTCGACGTGCCCGACTCTGCGTCGCAGGTGCGCATCCAGGGCAACAACGCTGAGCTCGTCGCGGCTTGGAATTGGGTGCTACGACTAGCCCCTGGCGAATACTTCGAGCTCGTCTACGCCGTGTCCGCCGTGGCTCTTGAAATCGTAACGTTCCCAGCCGCGGGCGTCGTCCCGGCGATCCCCTCGGTTATTCTCACCGTCACGCAGGAAGTCTAATGGCCGTCACGCCCTCGCAACTCATCCCCCCGGCGTTCGTGCCGAATGCAGCAACGACCGCCTACACGTCGACGGACGCAAAGACGCGCATCGACTACATGGCGTTCGCGAATCAGAGCGCGGCGAACGTGACCCTGACCGTGCGCCTCGGCTCGGCGGCGTCGTCGCCGATCATCATCGCGCAGACCATCCTGCCTGGCGAGACGTACCTCTGCCCCGAGGTCGTCGGCGCGCTGCTCGCACCTGGGGAAGTCATTCGCTACGAGTGCAGCGCCGCGGCTGCGCTCTTCGGGTCCGCCAACGGAGTGCAATTCACATGATGATGCTTGGAATCCCGATCGAAAAGCCGTTCCCGTCGACGAGCGAGAACAAGAAAAACACGCTCATGGTCATCCAAGACTGGCAGCTCGGACCCGAGCAGCCGTCGAACGAGCGCGGGGCGAATGCCGACTACTGGCGAGCCATCGCGAAGACGATGCAGCTCGACGAGGCAGAGGCGCGCCGTCGCCGCTGCTCGAACTGCGAGTACTACGACAACACGCCGGACACGCAAATCAAGATGGAGCGCATCCCGTGGAACGCCTGGGACGTTGACGCGGGCTTCCGTGGATTCTGCACGAAGTTCGAGTTCGTGTGCCATGACCTGCGCGTGTGCCAGGCTTGGGAAGAGAAGGAGTTCGAGGAGGAATGAGCACACTCGCGGAGACCCGAGCAAACGACGACGCCGAGAAGATTGAGCGGCTCGAAGGGGCGATGCTCGCGCTTCCGCAGGTCGATTGCCCGATCGACCACTTCTTCGCCTCGGGCGTCTACGTGCGGCAGATGACGGCGCCAGCCGGCACGCTCATCGTCGGGCACGAGCACAAGACGGAACACGTGTGCATCTTGCTCAAGGGCAGCATGACGGTTGCCACGCCCGACGGAGTCACGACCGTTCGAGCTCCGCTGACGTTCATCGCTCCGCCAGGGCGCAAGGTTGCGCTCGTGCTTGAAGACATCGTTTTTCAAAACGTGCACGCGACCGAAGAGCGCGACCTCGATAAAATCGAGGCGCAACTCGTTATCAAAAGCGACGCCTACAACGAAACGCACGCGCTCCTCGAACGGCTGCGCGTCCACAAACTATCTGATAGGAGTGCGCCATGACTTGGGTAGCAACAGCAGTCGTAGGCGGGTCCCTTATCTCCGCAGTCGGCGGGTATTACGCGCAGAAGAGCGCATCCGAAGAGGCATCGGGCGCGCAGCGTTCGGCGAGCGAAGCCGCGATCGCAGAGCAGCGCCGGCAGCAAGCCGAATCGGAGCGACTCCTTGCGCCCTACATGCAAGCGGGGCAAGCCGCGCTAGGTCAGCAGCAAGCGCTGCTCGGGCTCGGCGGTGCCGATGCGCAGCGTGCGGCAATCTCGCAGATTGAGCAGGGGCCGCAGTTCCAAGCGATGGTCGAGCAAGGCGAAATGGGCATCTTGCAGAATGCATCTGCGACGGGCGGCCTCCGCGGCGGCAACACGCAAGCGGCGCTCGCGCAGTTCCGACCACAGATGCTCTCGCAGCTCATTCAGCAGCAGATGGCGCAGCTCGGCGGCCTCTCGGGCGCGGGCCAGCAAGGGGCCATGAACGTCGCGGGCCTCGGGCAGGATAGCGCGCAAGGCATCATGAGGCAATACGGCGCGCAGGGGCAAGCAGCAGCGGGCGCAGCCATGGCGCAGGGGCAGGGCATGGCGAACATCTTCGGCGGCGTGGGCGGAGCCCTCGGCACGCTCGGCGGGCTCGGGGCGATGGGCCGCGGTCCGTTCGGTGGAGGAGCTCCCGCAGGCCCCGCAGGCAGCGGCTACACGCCAGGCATGGGCGCGGCTGGCGTCACCGGCATGAACTTTAATCTCGGGTGAGACCATGAACCAACCGACGCAACCGCTACAACCGTTCGACTATACGCTAAACGTACCAAATCCAGCCGAAGCCGTCACCGCGGGGCTTCAGCAAGGCGTTCAGCTCGCAGGGCTCATGGAGCGCGCCGACCTCACGGCAGCGCAGCGACAACAAACGCTCCTCGAAAACCAGGCGCTACAGGCGAAGGCGCAGCAGCAAGCGCAGCAGCAAGCCGCGGTGAAAGCGTTCTACGACAAGCCGAGCAGCGAACGCACGACTGACGACTACGAGCGCCTAAGCGCAACGCTGCCGAAGGAGCAGGCCGAGAACATCCGCGCGTCGTTCGACGCGAAGACGAAGGAGCAGCAGCGGCAAGAGCTGCTCTTCGGCGGTCAAGTCTTCGCAGCGCTGCGCTCAGGAGACCGCGAGACGGCAAACTCAATGCTCACCAAGAAGGCCGAAGCCGCTCGCAACGCTGGCGACGAAACGCAGGCAAAAGCACTCGAAAACGCCGCCGAGATGGCAGCAATCAGCCCTGAAAACGCTGAGGCTTTCATCGGCATAACGCTCGCCGCGCTGCCTGGCGGGAAAGAATTCATTTCAAACGTATCAGCGCAGTCGGAGCTTCGGACGAACGAGGGCATGGCCCCTGGGAAGATTGCCAGAGCTATTGCCGAGGGCAAGACCGCCGAGATCATCGCAGCGACCGAGCAGAAGATGCGCGACGCTGAAATTTCGCTCAAGGGCGCGCAAGGCACGGCAGCAAAGGCGTCGGCTGGCGCGTCGTACGCAAGCGCGAAGAAGACGCTGCGCGAAATCAAACACATCGACGCGATGGAACCAGGGCAGATCGCGCAGCTTGCAGCGGAGACAGGCAAACTCGATGCGGAAGCAGCCGCGAAGCGTGGCGAAAGCGGAGCGCAGAGCGCGGTCGAAAACGGACAGCGCGTGATTGATACGGTCTCACTGCTCAGAGGCCCAAATGGCGACTTTTCGGTGCTCAAAAACATTGCCGGAACGATCAAGGGGCGCTCCCTTACGTTTTCAAACGAGTCTGCGAACGCGGAAAGAGCGATTGAGACGCTCAAGGATCAGACTTTCCTCACTCAAATTAAGCAAATGAAGGGCATGGGTGCGCTCTCTGAGAAAGAGGGCGACCGCCTCGCGTCTTCAATTGCAAACCTGAGTCTTGCGCAGTCTCCGGAGCGTCTTCAGAAAAACATCGAGTACATCGAAGAAACTACGCGCAAGGCGATGGAAAAGGCTCGCCTCATGGGCGGCGGAGCCGCAGCGGCACCTGCGGCTAACGTCTTCAGCGCCGCTGACGCAATCCTCAGCGGAGGCAAGTGATGGCAACCGCTGAAGACTACGCCGCATGGATTGTCGCGAACGCTGCGAAGAAGGGCACGCCCGAGTTCGACACCGTTGCGAAGGCGTACCAAGCCGCGCGGGGTGCGAGCGCAGCGGAGACCGCCCCGGCTGCCCAACCGACCAATTTTGAACAGGCGCGCGAATCTTACAGGAAGTACGGCGGCGAGGTTGCGCCCGTCGGCATCGAGCCAACGCTCGTCACGCCTCGCGAGGGCACGCCTACAGGGCTCGGCGCGGGCGCAGGGCAGCTTGTAGAGCCCGACACGACGCTTGCGGGCATCGGCGGCGGCATCTCGCGCGGCATCGCTCCTGCGATGGTTATGGCGGGCGCTGGCGCGCTTGCAGCCCCGCTCGTGGGCGTCGGCGCGGCGACAGGCGCAGCCATTGGCGGCGGCGCGCTCCTTGCGTCGAAGCTCCTCGGCGTCGACGAGCCGTTCGTCGCCAAGCTCAACGAGCTCATGACGCGCGCAGGCGTCGCGGAGCCGAGCACGGCGATCGAGCGACTCTTCCAGTCGGCGGCAGGCAGCGCGGCAGACGCGGCTACTGGCGTCGCAGGAGGGCAAGCGCTGCAAGGCGTGGCGGCACCATTGGCGAAGGTCGCCGGAACGATTCTCGCCGAGCAACCAGCGGCGCAGCTCGCAGGCGGCGTCGGTTCGGGCCTCGCTGCGCAGGCAGCTCAGGAGCTCGGCGCAACCCCGGCGACGCAAGCCGCTGCGGCCCTCATCGGAGGCATGGCAGGCTCTCGCGCTGCGCGCACGCAGATCATTCCAGCCGCGCAGGCGAACGCCGCAGAGCGAGCCATCGTCGCCGAGGGCGAGAAGATCGGCGTGCCCGTGCTCACGAGCGACGTGGCACCTCCGCGCACGTTCATGGGCAAGGCAGCGCAGGCCGCAGGCGAGCGCGTTCCGTTCATCGGCACTGGCCCCGTTCGCGAGGCGCAGCAGACGGCGCGCATCGGAGCGGTGAAGGACTTGGGCCTTGAGCTTAACGTCCCGGAATTTGCACAAGCGAGCAAGCCCGTGATGGATGACCTTCGCCGTGTTTACGGCGATGAGATGAAAAAATACTCGAAGCAGAAGAAAGATGTGATCAATTCTCTTTCTTCTTCTGGAGTGATGCCGGTTGACAATGCGACAAAAGAAATTGACAAGCAAATCTCGGACCTTCGCGCGCTCAAAAGTGAAGAGTTCGCTCCAGTTATTAAAAAGCTGGAAGACTGGCGCATGGCTATCGCTGACCAGGGGATTTCGAACGTCGAGAAACTGCGCAAGCAGTTCGGAGAATCTTTCAAGGCATTTGACCAAGGAAGCGTCAAGTCTATTGGAGAACAAGCGACGAATGCAATTTACGGCGCAATCAACGAAGACATGGGAAACTTCATTCTCAAAAACTCAGGCGCTGGTGATGTAACCAAGTGGAAAAGCGCCAATAAAGCTATCTCTTCAATGAAGAAAGAAGTAGGGGATACCGCGCTCAAATCGATTCTTAGCAAGAAGGGAGAAATGAAACCGGAGGTTATTGGGAACATTCTTTTTTCAAAGAATCAAAGCGAAGTAGAGCTTTTGCACAAGTATCTTGACGACGCAGGCCGCGAGAATGCAGGCAAGATGATTCTCGCTCGCGCAATTGAAAAAGCTACAGTGAATGACGTGCTTTCCCCCGATCGCTTCTTAAGCGAAATGGACCGACTTTCGCCGCAGGTTGGCGTCTTCTTCAAAGGCGACAACAAGCGCCGCGTTGAAGGGCTGACGCGCGTGCTCGGTGCAACTCGCCGCGCTGCCGAAGCTGGCGTGGTGACGAAGAGCGGCCAGGAGGGCGTCGCTTCGCTCACCGCGCT